GATTAGCCGCACCTAATCTTTGTTGCTGACCTTGTAGACCTGCTGTTTGATTAGCTAGTGAAGCTTGTAGTTGATTAGATATATCCTGTAATCCTGCTTGTTGATTTAACTGTTGTCCTTGCATTCCTGCTGATTGATTAGCTAGACCTGCCTGTAATGCATTTTGTTGGTTTGCTAATTGTCCTTGCATGTTATTAGCTTGATTCGCCATTTGTCCTTGCATATTTAAACCAATATCTTGCATCGCCGCATTCTGTGCGTTTTGATAACCTGCTTGTCTAAGTCCTGCTGATTGTTGACCCATCATGTCTGCTACACCTCTGCCCATCTCACTCATAGCTATACCATGTCGTGAGCCACCAAAAGCATTAGCGTGTTGAGCTTGTGTGCCTAATTGGTCAAGACCTATGTTTGCTCCTCTCAATATATCTGCTTGTTGAGCATCAATAACTTGTGAAGTGTAAGGATTCATGTATGGAGCTAGACTTGTAGTAGCTAATTGATTAGGTGTTACATTCGTTCCTGTAACGTTAGTTCCTGTTACATTAGTTGGAGTAACTGAAGCACTTTGACCTGCCACACCAACCTGACTTGGAGTATATCCCATGCCTAATGCAGTACCCATCCCTGCACCCTGTATGCCCTGAGCCGCTAGGCTGTTAATGTTTGGTGGAGCTGTTTGTCCGCCGGGTAGTCCTTGATTTGCCATTATAACCCCCTCACTTTGCCACTTCGGTCACGTAGTATTTTATAGCTTCCACCACTACCCATTGTCGTGCCAAAATTTGATTTCTGTTTTCGATATGCGTTGTCTGATTCACTTACTGTACTATTTGCCGCTATTTGCTTTCCATGACTTTTCTGTAATGCCGGTGACCATGTAGAAACATCATAATTAGGTACAAATGTTGGGTCACCACTTGGGCCTCTTGAAGGTCTAAAACCTCCACCGCCTCCACCGCCTCCACCACCACGTGCTACATTAGCAGGTATAGCATTACCAAATAGGTTGTTGTATGCCGCCATGTTTGCAGGGTCTCTAGCTGTAAGTTCTGCTAAAGCTTGGTCATATAGTCCGATAGAGCCATAACCTTTAAAGCCACCGGCATATTCTGTTGGAGTAGGTGTTCCAGTTGTAGCTGATAGTGTGCTATTAGGGTCTAGCAAACCAAATGCTTTTGCCGCACCAATGTTATTGTTCATTGCCGCATTTTGTGTTTCATTGAAGGCCGCAACCTGTGGGCCTGTGTATGGCATGTATTTTAATTGCTGTACCTGTTCAGCTCTTCGTAAATTTCGCTCTGCCGGGCCTCTAACCCAATCAGGTATCGTTGTTGCTGTTTCTTTCTTACCGCCTTTTCCGCCGCCACTACTCATGTCAAAACTCCTTTAATAAAGTTGTAAACTGTTCTGACCAACCTTTAGGTTCGAGAATCTTCTTCCACCCTCTCCGACCAGTAACAGTCATCCCTATACATCCTTGGTGTTTACCCCAAGTTATTGCATCATCATGCATGTCTGTAATCTGTTTAATTCCGTAGCCTTTATCGCCACCTGCTAAGAATACATGAAGTACCTTCTTATTAGGATACACTACTATCTCAGTTACTGCACATCCGTTTGACCCCATCCATAGTTGAAAATCTCCTTTCATTACACCATCTACTATGTCTTTAAAGTTATGCGTTTCGCCACCTTTTTTAAGAGCTGACTCTATCCAGTCTTTACCACGCATTAAATCTTCTTGTATACTCATGGGTCTAATTCTATCCTTACCCAAGCATTATTCTTTGATACTACTATTGTGCCTTGAGCTTCATCCCACATAATTATTCCATTTTCAGTTGCCTTAGAATCAGAATCTTTATGCTGTAATGTATTTCTAGTAGATGTTAGATACTTAATGATACGTTCTCCCCATATCTTCCAGTTACTACCTAATGGTGGTGGAGGTGTTGCTACACTCATCGTCTTCCTCCTGCATTAGCTTCTATTCTCATAACTCCTGACCTCCAATTAGTGTTTCCTACACCCTGAACCTTCATTCTTACTTGTCTACCACTAAATCTAACATCTGTTGGATTCGTCAGAGTATAAGCACCATGCGATGTCTCTGTCGCATTCGGATAGAATCTTGATTTAAAGGTTACATTAACTTCTCCCTGTGTCGTTTCGTCAGGTATGAGCTGAGTAACTTTCATTATAGTATCGCCATTTCCAAGACTAATCGGGCCGCTCTCTGCATAAGGTTTGGCTGAACCTGTATGTGCATGTCCTGTCTCGTGATTGTATAAGTCACCATCTGCATCACACCATATAGGATTTTTAAACACACCTATGTCAACACCTGCTGTCCTGTCTAGTACACCTACATTCCAATGACCTTCCTTGTAGTCCAATGAAATATATCTGTTGTTTTCAAGATTACCTGCACTCGGATAGAACCACCATATCTCTCCATGTTGTGAATTATGGACTGCATAGACCTTGCTTATTTGTGAAGAATTAATGTCATCGAATACATAATCCAATGCTTCACAGTCTAATTCTTTAGCTACTGATCCATCGAATGTGTAGAATCCTTTCTTGCCCATCCAAAATGCACCCTCATCAATAGCTACTGCACCTTTTCTAGATGCTACACCACAAGCTGTACCAACTCTCTCGAAACCATATATGAATGGTGGCCCGGAGTAAGTAGCTACATGTGCATCATTATCTGTCAGTATAAGTGTCTGACCTCTCATTCTTAGTCCACACATGATCTGCCCAGTAGTCTGAAGTTCCATATCACCTGCCTCGTTTGTCGCTGAAGGTGTCCAAACTGTGTTTGCTTCCTTGTCACACCATGCAACCTTTCGAGGATTACCACCTGCTCCGAGGGCGAATACGAATCTCTCTTCAGTTACCACCATTGATTTATTTCCTGTTGGTGCATTAGCAACGATCTGAGCAACTACTCCTGTATTAAGTTGCCACTCATAAATCTTGCCATCCTTGGATGAACACGCTAGAAGATACTCACCCCATGTGTCCAATGCCCATGTTGTCGCTTCTGCGTAAATACCTGAACTTGTTGGTTCCCTACTATACTCATCATGTCCATAGAATCCACCACCATATCCAAGGTTAAGTGAACCATTCAAATTACCTGATGTTAGACCTGAAGGTGTAATGTCATAAACTGTGTGTGAGGGATTAATGTATTTAAGTGAATTGTATGTACCACCTATTAAATAGGAATCACTTGAATTGTCCAAGAAAGAAATCATACCTCTAGGTGCATCAGGAAATGCACTTGTCTTTCTACTTTGCCATCCACCAACTGGTCTTAATGATCCATTATGCCATCTGACAAGACTAGCATCTCGCCATCTATTGGAAGACTCGAAATCTGTTCCGTTTCTATGTATGCCCGGTGGTAATTGTAAAGGTATTAATGCCATAATGTTATGCCGCTATCTGTGTCCATGTTACTGAATCGTTAGTAATAATTTCCCATTTCTCTCTACCTATTGTAATTGTTACTGAAGTTGAGCTTACTATACCACCAGTTCTAAATGTCGCAAATCCTGATGCTAAAAATGAAGCCTCTGCTTCTAACACAATACTGCCTTGGAAAATTTGTTCTGAGTCTGATGTTACTACTGCCTCTGCCAAATTTGATGGAGTATTTGCTGTTCCACCCATTGCTGAATGACTACCACAATAGTAATAAAGAGTTGGAGCATCAGCAGGAACTACAAACGTGCTTTGTGTTGAACTATTGTGTGTGACACCTGTAGTGTATTCAGAACCACTATTATGTGTGCCATCAGAGGTCGTTGAAAACCTAAATGGATGAATTGCAGGATAATTAAAGACGTAAGTGTTGCCTTCAACAAGCACTAGCGTTGGTTGCTGAACTTGTGTTCCTGTCTCTGATATAAAGTATTTGTGGTTTCCTCCCACATCTTGGTGTCCTACTTCATAGGTAATTGTGTAAGCACCAAGGCTTGTCGTTGATGCGATACCACCTCGTGTAGCAAATCCTAATACAGTTATACTCGCAACTGCTGTTGGCACACCTGATCCAAACCTTACCCTGTTACAAACTGCGGCTATGGTTGCTGAAGCTGTTAGTGTAGCATCTCCTACCACAACAGTCACAGCACTAGCTGTGTTTGAGGCTATGGCAGTTACTGTTGCACTTCTCTCTCCAACTACCTGACCTGCTGTTGTAATCGTTGCTTCAGGAGTAGCTGTTGCACCACTCGTTCTGACTCTTGTACCATTGCCAGTTGAATTAACTGTAGTTGCTGATGTACCATCTATTATTACAGAACCTTCAGGTACTCTTCTACCACTTGCTGTTACAGTTGCAACAACAGATACTGTCGATTGCAGAATGTTCTGTACTCTATTACAAGTAGCTGTGGCACTCGATGTAGCTGTTACAACTGTCTGTAGGTCTGATTGATCATAAACCTGTTCACCATAAATACCATGTCCATAAACCATCTTGTCCGATGCTTCAAGGAAGAACTCCTCTGCGGTACAGGTTGTAGCCGAAGCGACCGCAATCGGTATCGTAAAGTTAAACGTACAAGTTGAATTTGCTGTTATCGTAGCTGTAGAAGTCATAGAGGCACTAGCCAATCCAACAATCTCAGCACTACAAGTAGAAGCACTCGTTACTGTTACAGTTGCCTCTGCATTACCTAAGAATCCACCTATAGCGGCGAATCCTGATGCACCTGCTGATAAAGCACCTGAAAGTAGTATCCTTTCACCTGATGCTGTTACAGAAGATACAGCAGTTACTACTGTCTGTAAATCACCTTGAGTATATTCGTTCTGTCCATACAAGCCTGAACCATAGGAGAAAACATCTGTTTCTTCTAGGATTACAACTTCACCACTACAAGTAGC